ACACCAAGCAATTGCCTTAAATGGAAAAGAGTTATCGTGCTTTATGCCTGATAACTTCTCTTCTTCTATTGCACATATAACTTTACCATCTATTACTATTGAAGCTGCTGAATCGTGGTAGAAAGCTGAAATTCCTAATTGAATCATAGTGTTAAATTTTAATATCACCCATATCTTCAAATTCGTTAAATAACTCCATTTGTCTTTCTTTCATTTTATTGACAACTTTCGTTATGTAATGAGTTGGGTGACCAGTCATCTCTCTAATAAGTAGATAAAGAGATTTTTTATTGAAATTTTCTATGTATTCTGCTCTCCTAAATAATTCCAAAACCGCATCAGCAATCTGCATATCACGTTTCTTTGGAAAATAATTTTCTAAATGGACATCCCAATATGCCAACATCCTTTGATTAAAAGTTCTGAATTCATCGTTTCTAATTTCTTCTTTGAAATTGTTTTCAGTATCAAAGTGTTCAGGTAACGAAGATAGAATATCAGTATCTTTATATCGTTTGTAGTTTGCGTTATTATTTAAGATAAGGTAATTTCTAGCAACAATTGTAAAGTAACTAAATGCTTTACCTTTACCATTTTTGTACATATGAATTTTTTCTACCATAAATGCAACAACTTCCGCCATTACATCTTGTGGGTCATCATCAAAATAGGTAAACTTCCATTTATTGTAAACTATTTCAGCCAGTTTATCAAATGCAGGTTTAATTCTATCCCTGTATAATAAATCTTTTTCTCTCTGTGATTCTGATAAATTATACTCTATGATTGCATCCTCTGTATCCTTTGTAAAGTATTGTTTACTTTTTGCTTTTCTTGCCATTTTAAATGTTTTTGAATCTTTCGATAGTTTCTTTTATTTGGTAAAATATAGAACCTACGTCATCATCCTTCTCAAACATTTCACGACTATCTATCTGTCTTAATGCTTCCAGTAATGCCTGGTTTTTAGTTGTTTCTTCTTCTATAAAATCTTCGTATCTTTCTAACTTTTTTAGAAGATTATAAATTCCGTATATTGCTGCTAATAAACAAGCAATTACAATTCCTATTATAATTTCCATAATTAAACTATTTCGTATCCTTTTAAATAATAATCATTTGCTTTCTTATACTTAACTTCAACCAATTCTCCCTCTGGTGATTTCATCACTACAATTGAGTTTCTACCAGGTGTTGCTTTGACTGTACGAGTTGTTGAATATACCCTATCTTTGATAGTGATACCATCTAAGTGGTCAATCTCATGCTGAACAATAACTGTCATCATAGTTTCTACCGAAACCTGTTCTTTATCTCCTTCTCTGTTAATTTCAAAAGTTAATTCACCAAAATTATCTGTTTGAACTACAACTTTACAAGCTCTAATTGTTCTTAAAGGATTTTCTACTGTTTTTGGAATAGATAAGCATCCTTCATAAAAAATAAACCCATCATTAGAGCGAGATGTAATAACTGGATTTAATAAAAATAGCTCTCTACCATTTTCTTCATCTCCAAATTTAATATAACAAGCTCTTTTCTTAATACCTAATTGAGTTGCAGAAATACCTAAACCTGGATATTCTTTCAATCCATCTTTTAATAATTGTTCTAATTCATCTGCTTCTTTTGCAGTAATTTCTGTTTTTGGAGTTGGTGTTAAAAGAAACTCTCTAAATTGTGGGTTAAGTAAACCGTTTTTACCCTTGTCTGTAATTAATGTCATATTATTTTGTTTTATCGTTTAATCCGTATTTTATAAATTTATACCATATTCTTTCGTGGATATAGTATTGTATTGGTTTCCAAACTAATTCTGCTATTCCAAACGCTGCTCCCCATTTAATAGAACCAGTTATTGCCCACATAGTTAAGAATCCAATCGATGTACTAAGTATTCTATAACTAATAGTTTTAGCTATATGTCTTTTATAGTGAACCATTTCTTATAGCAGTTCCACTTATTAAACCAATTTCAGTTGGTGGTTCGTGGTATATAACATCATATCCAACATATCTTCCGTAATTTACAGATTCAATATCTGGTATAATTGAAATATATAACCTACCTTCTTCCAATTTATCTTGCAATAAATGAGTTAATTCAATTAATACTTCTTGTGCAGATTTTGGATTATTATCATCTTGCGGAACATCTCTAATTGCTATCCAAACGTTTTTACCTTTATCGTATTGTTGAGATATTAACCAATCATGTCCTTCATGCCATGTCTGCCATCTTCCGATGAATAATGCGTATTTTTTCATATTATAAAAATGGTAATATTGCTAATTCTTTTGCTTTTGCTTCTACCATAATATCTACAACATTGCCGTATAAGTTGGGTAGTTGTTTAATATAATCGGAGTGAGCTTGTGGCTTTAATTTACTATTTTCTTCGTGCAATGCTTTTGATTCCGAATAGTGAACTTCTGGTGTAATACCTTTTGGCCAAGTTGTAGATGCTAACTCTAATGCAAGTTGTTCTGATAAATCACCTGTGCAAAATTGATGGTGGTGATAATCGAATACAATAGGAATACCAATCTTTTTGTGAATATACATCAAATCTACAACAGAGTACATAGATGCTTTATCATCATTCTCTATTGTCAATCGTTTCTTTACACTGTCAGAGAGTTTCTCAAAGTTAGCACAGAATCTATCCATAGCGGAGATTTTATCTCCGTAGACACCGTTACAATGAATATTGATATTGTTATATGGAGTTTTAGATAACCCCATCATATCAAATACTTTACCATGCAGTTCTAAATCTACAATAGTATTTTGTACTACCTTTGGATTAGGAGAAACTAACACATTGAAAGGACCTGGATGTGAGTTAATACGCAAACCGTTTTCTTTGGCATAAGTACCACAACCTTTTAAGATATTTGAGATTTTATTGTAATCTGGCAAATCTTCTAAATTGTATTCACTTGCCCACGGAAACATATCGGATGATATACGAAATAATTTGATGTTATTTGCTACATTCCATTTGAGAATCTCAAATAAATCACGAGAGTTTTGTAGTGCAAGTTCAGAAGCGTAAGAAATACCTTTTTGTGTAAAAGTTTTCTTAACCATACTACGATTTGTAGTAATTTTAGGAGTTTGTTCTCCTAGTGTCATATTGATGCAAGCGTATCCTATATTCATAACCCAAATATAAGAAATTTATTTCACAAATCCAAGCCTTTTAATAAGTTTTTATATTTTCTTCCTCACTTTTGATTTTATTGAGTTCTCTTGCAGTACCTCCTTTTGAATTTAACCAATAATTTACGGCTTTTGGATTATTTATCCATAATTTCTTATTATTCCAATTAAATTCTGGATGCATAAAATCTTCCCATTGTAATTTTGGCAATTCTTCAATTTGTTGTGGAATATTTTCCACTAAAACTTCGGATTTTTCCTCAATTGGTAAATTTTTTCCACTATCTCCGTAAACTTGATAAATTTTTTCCACTAATTCGGAATCTTGCCGAATTGGTTCATCTAATTTGACATTTTCTGTTAAATTTTCTTCTTCTTTTCGGATTTTTACTGAAACTAACCCATTGAATGCAATAATTAGAGCAACTGCAAGAGGGTCAAACACTATAACGATGAGAAAAATGAAAAATTTCACTACATTTTTCAATTCCATATTAAATGCTTCTGCTACAAATCGAAATCCACCAACTTCTTTTTCTAAACCTAAGTTGGAAATCTTAATTTGGTTAATTTTTTCAGTTTCTTCGGCATTTTGGTTCTGTAAATCTGAAATTTTATCGTTAATTTTAGAAATTTGCTTATCTCTATTATCAATTGAACGGATAAGACGAGAGTTTACCTTACCACCATCTAATATTTTACCCTGATTTGAGTTAAATTCGGTAATTTGAGTGGAAAGTTGAGTAATTTGGGTGTTATTTTGGTCTATTTTAGTTTGATGAACTGCAATTTCTCTATCTACCTGTTGTAATTGAAGTGATTGTGCCTGAAAAGCATTAGATAAATAACCAAAAATACCAGCAGATGTAATTAACATAAGAACTCCAACTGAAATAGTTAAATACCATTTGTTGAATCCTTCTAATTCATCCCATTTTTGTTTTAGATAGGTAGCAGCAACTAATTTTGCTAACTCCAAAGAAGATGCCATTACCATAACAGATACAGATGCTCCTGCAAAAAGAACACCTAAACCGGTTACGGAAAAATAAGCTGCACATCCTGCTATAATTAAAGCAGAAATACCAACTAAAACTTTAAGCCAATTCATTATTCTTTTTCAATATTGATTAATTCTGCGATTCTTTCATTTACCTTCTGTGTATCCTTAATGATTTGTAGGATTTCAGCGTGTGATAACTGCATTGCTCCTGTGGCAGCTCCTTCGATTATTCTTAATTTGCCTTTCATAACTTCCGTCATATTAAGAACTTGTTGTTTGTACATCATACCCATAGTAATAAATATTTTATATATAAAAAATGAGTGGAACATAATTGCCCCACTCATTAAATATACGAAAAATAACCCAAATTACCTAATATTAATAGATAATTTTTTTGCCTTTCTTTCATCTTTTTTATCTATGATGATAGAAAGTACCCCATTGTTGAATTTAGCTTCCGATTTTGTACCATCGTAATCCTTACCTAATTTGAAGCTAAAATCAATATCTTTAATTAAAGTAGATGCATCTTCTGGTTTTGTGGATTTAATTGTAACCCTGTCTTCCGTTGCTTCTAAATTAATTTTTTTAGGGTCGTGACCCAATACATTTACTGATAATTCGATTTTACCATCTTGTAATTCTTTTGTAGTATAATCAGAAAATACGTTTTGTTTAGCGTGGGAGAATAGATTATCCCAATCTAAAAATAAATCGTCTAAATTTGCTTTGTAGCCAGTTGTACTTTTGAATGTGCTCATAATAATAATTGTTTAAGGTTTAAATATAAAGGTTCAATTTTTATACCAAATGAAAAAAGTATGACATTTTGTCATACTTTCTATTCCTACTTTTGAGAATTTCGGAAATTTTGTCGTTCTATGATGGTACTCATATAATCTGCCCAATGCATAATATACTGAATATTGTATCTTAAACTCTTAGTAATATCGTGCGTTTTGTAGTATTTAATATTTTCCTCATCAAACATACCATCTGTAAGTTTAATACCAAAATACTCTTTCTCATTATAAGTAATACCGTAGTGATTTAAAGTAAAGAATGTTCTATCAGTAAGTGTCATATATGAATTATCTGTATTCATCTTAAACACATCTCCTTTATTCTTTACATGCCAATCGGAATCATTTTGAACATAATGTAAATTACCCTTTGTTCCTAACTTACCTAAATCGTGATGTAAAGCAGTAAATACTAACTCTTCATCAGTAAAATCAATTTCACCACCTGCGGCAGCAAAAGTTTCCTTCATTCGTAGAGCATTTTTGGTAACATTAAAAATATGGTCAATATACCCACCAATATATGCGTTATGATAATTTGCGTTACCACTTGCTGGTGCTAGTGTTAGGTTGATACCCAACTCTTCTTCTGAATACATATGAAGCAGTTTTTCTAACCTCTCTCCTGTAAAGTATTTGTTAAGGATTCCTATGAACCTTGTGTAGTTTTGTTTTAATTCTTGTTCTGTTTTTTGAATCATTGTTTGAAAGTTTAAGTTATTGAAAAGTTGTGAAGCTGCTAAGCTGCTTTATGCTACTATAAAAAGATACCTCAAATATACGAAAATTATTTTACTTTTCCAAATCATTTCAGAAAAATATCTTTTTTTGTTAAAATTTTATAAAGTATTTCTACTTCTTCTTCCGAAGTCATTTCAGGAAGGTCTTCATCGAATAGCCTGATAGTATAGATGGGATTACCTTTATCATCTAAGAACTCACCTGATTCTGAACTATAAAGTGCAGGTGCGTATTCCATTTCTGGTATTTCATCTTCATCAATATCGATTAAGGGTATTATGTAATAGTGAAAGGAGTCTTCTCCATCCTCTACTTCTAATCTATGACACTTCCATTTGTTGAAGCTAGATTCTGTTATGGGTGTTTGTGGAACTATAATCATACTACTAATATACTAAAAAATTTTGTAATTTACAAATTAAATAATGTTTTTAGGTTTTTTTAATATTAGGTATATAGGATGGAAATTCTGATGAAATATAATTAAATAATGTTTCTGCGTATTTTTTGTTATGAATAGGTCCATGATGCCCACCATCAACTGCCTTATCTATAACCGTAGCAAAATCACCATCAAATCTATTAAATTCTTTATAATCGGTTGGTATATTCATAGAACCGTTCCACAACCAATTAGCTCCTTTTGATTCTAAAAAATATTTTATTAATAAATGGTTTTTATACCAATTTATAAAATCTGAATTTTCATTTTGTAAAGCAACCATATTATTTTGAATATTCTCCCCATTGGTTGTTTCTAATAAATATCCCCAAGATGATTGTGGCATAAACGGTTCTATCCCACCCTCATCTGTATATATTTCTCTACGGCATATATCTGGATATACTATCAAAACCAAATCAGGTTTAACATAATCATAATAAGTTAATAAACATCTTGCAATAAAATCATTACTTCTACCACCTGTTCCAAAATTTAAATTAACACCGTTTGGTATATACTTACAAAATATTTGAGGCCAAGTATCTACATAATTAACACCAACTCCTTCTGTGTGAGAACATCCCAATGATAAAACTTTAAACCCCTTTCGAGTAATACTATCACCTCTAAATCCTAATTCGTTATAACTGTATGAGCATAATTCGGTGTTATCAGAGCCAGATGTTTTATAAGTTTTATTAACCCTATCTGATAGATTAAATTTATACGTTGATATTTCAAACGAGTCTACATTCCAATATTTTAATACCTCCATTTAAATAATAGATTTGTTACCACTAACTATGTTATATAAAAAATGAGCAAAGTTAAAATGACCATTGAAAGAAAAATGTGTATCATTTACTGCACCATTTGTTGCATCATATATTGTTTGAAAAGATGCATAAATCCCTAAATCTTCTTCCAAAGACCATAGATAAACAAACCTAACATCTCTTTCTTTTAATAATCTGTTTTTAATAAAATTAAATCTTTTAGTATGTCTATCTTTATAAAATTGATGATTTGAAAAATAATATTGAAAATTTATTAAAGCTTCTATTTTTTCATCATCTGTTTCATTTGTTTGGTTTTTAGCATGATTAATTTGTGGTTCTTTTTCATCCATAGATTTTTTATTTTTTTCATATCCACAAAGAATATCATATGTACCATCTTTAAATGGAACTTCTATTCTACCATGTAATGTCATATTAATAACAACGACATCATTTGGTTTAATATTATTAAAATTATCTATTATGCAATCCAATATGTAATCATTAGATGCACCATTTTTTCCTAAATTAATAACATCGTAATCTAACATTTTAGATAAATGATTAGACCAAATATCATCTCCTTCTTTTTTATAAGGTAAGTATTCTAATCTGGTATTAGATTTACAATCTACATTACACCCATGTCCAAAAGTCATTGAATCGCCAAAAGTCCATACAGTATTTTTCATATCAATTGCTTATTTATTACAAAATTACCAACCATATTTTTTTCCGATAAATGACATACACCATTTTTATTCAAATTTTCAAATGACGGGTTTTCATCAAATAAGTAGTTTACATTATCAAAATATAAATTTGGATACTGTTGATTTAATGTAATAGGTGGTATTGTGTTATATCTACTTAAAAAGAAATCATAGTTAGTATCTATAACATTTAATACTTCATTATACGATTGATTAATTAATGCATAATTTTCCGTACCTATAATCGATGTATTATTCAAACATTCAAAGTTGAGTTCTTTGTTTGAATATTTTTTAAAAATATAAACAAAAGTGTTTACATCATTAACGGAGTGTTTGTAGCATATATTTAATGCTTTTGGATTTATTATATTTAATAACTTATTAAAATCTTTTACAATTAAATCGTTATCTAAATGTACGAATGGTTTATCAATTATTGATAATACTTTTAATTTTGGATAAGACCATAAAGTATCTATTTTGTATTTAGAATCAATATCAAACTTAATCCATCTATACTCTAAGTTGGTATATATAAAATAGTCTATATCAGAGTAAATTATTGGTATTATACCATTATTATTTAAATTAGTAATTGAATATTTTAAATAAATTTCAGTAACCTCTTTTAATCTTATTGGTAGATATGTAAACACTACTTCCATTATAACAAAGATTTTTTTATTAAAAAATCAGTTTTCAATCCTCCATCAATTATTAAATCCAACAAAGAATTTTCATTTTCTATTTTATACATTAATTTATTATGTACCAAATCTGACCATTCTTTGCATAATTTAAAATTTTCATCAAAGTTTTTTAAGAATCCATCTACAAATTCAGCAAATAACTTACCATTTGTTTTACACATACTCGATTCATTGTAAAAAGGATGTGGTGGAACATCTAACATTATTTCAATCATTTTTAATGGATATTCGTGTGTTGATATAAATGGAATTCCTGCCAACAATAATCCAAATGTTTTTTCTGAAAGATATTGTGATGTAAATTTTTGATTACCCCAAGACCAACTTTCACATAATATTTGCATTTTAGCTTTTGGTAAAACTCTGAAAAATACATCCATATAACCGTGATGATTTGATATATAACTTATATCTTCAAAATCAATTTTACCGTAAATTGAATTTGTATTTATATGAGATATAGTAGATGCTCTTTGTATAAAATCAGGATTCTGTAAAGCATCTGTATGTTGTAAATATAATCTATTATTATTTAATTTACTTAATTCATTTATGATTTTAACACGATTAATTTTATGATTTTTAATACTATACATTAAATCATATTCAAAATTTAATTTATCGTACACTTGTTTAAATTCATAATACCATCTAATATTCCAATTATGATTCCATTGAAATAATGTGTTTGTCAACGTGTAATAAAAATTTGGATAAACAGATTCAACTGATTTATCTAAAAAAATATTATCCGTAATTATGTGATGATTTTTTAATTTACCGATTAAAGATTCTATTTCAAGCCAGTTTTTATCAAAATAATCAATATCACTTGTTTGAAGTATTTTTTCTGTTCTTAAATAACTTATTATCCATTTTTGGTTTTTAGGACAATCTTTTAATAAATTAATAAATATTTTTAAAATTTGTTGGCTTTCTCTTTCCATATAATCCCTATCGGGAAATATATATCCAATTTTTGAATCTTGGTTTCCGTAAAAAAATGAGGTGAAATAATCTAAAATATGATAGCCATCTTCTTCAAAACTTATTTCTTTTTTAAATATAAATTCTATATTAGTATCTTTATATTTACATAAAATACTTCCTTCATTATTATCTATATGATACTCCCTATCAGTAGTATTGTGAGCTAACGTATAAAATATTTGCTTTTGATACGGATGATGTATATATAACTTCATAAATTATGTAAAATTATATTTTTTAAATTAATGATTTATTTCTTTTATACATACCATCTATGTATGTATCTACAAAAGAAACAAGTTCATCCGTTTTAGTCACCGCACAGTAATCTATTATTGTTTTATTTTGATGTATTAATTTAAAATCAATACCCAATTGAATAGATATATAATCCTCAAATTCGTTTAATCTATCAAAATGAAATTGTTTAACTTTTACTCTATCATTTAAAATCCATCTGTATTGAGATAGAAAAGACCAAATGTGAGTTCGATACTGTTTTTTGAATCTATCAGTAATATTTAAATACTCATGGATTTCCATTTTTTTTAGTAATATAACTAACAAATCTTCGTTAAGAGATTTTAAATTATAACAAGATGGTAGTTTTGAGTAGTTTTCTTTTATAAATTCCATTACAAAACTGTTATCAAAATTTTTAATTTTATTTGATAACACTTCGTTATTTAATTCATATTCCATAGATGATATGAAATATTTCCAAGCAGAAATAAATCTATCAGTTGAATTTCTTACAATTGAAACATATTCAAGATTATCACCAAATTTATCTAATAATTGGTCGATAGTAGAATGTATATGCCTTTCAGGTACTTTAATATCCATTCGTATGGAATTTTCCCATAAAGCATCTGTGTATTTTAAATCTAATTTATACTTTACACATGTATCTTCTACCGACCAAGATGCATTCTTTGGTATCGGTATAAATGCAATTTTGTCATTTATAACCATTTAGTTTGTATTATTGAGTTACATCAGCATATATCAGAGCCGCAACTTCTTGCATTATTACTGCAATATTTGCATTTACTGTTGTATCTGTTAATACAATTTCTTCGTGAATTATCTTATCCATTATTATAATTTTTTAAATTCAACATCAATTTTACTATAATCAACTAAATATTTTCCATCTTCATTTAAAGATAATGCAGATTCATATTCAGTTCCTATCAATTCTTGTGCAACTATACCTTCATACAATCCTTCTTCACCTATATAATTGAATTGATATATGTTAATTCCTAATGGCGATTTTCCAATTAAATTTAAATTTTCTTTAAAAGAAATATCTGATTTTTGGTCGCAGAAATAACATCCTGAACAATACCAATCCCAGCAAGCACCACTCCAACACCAACCATTACATTGTCCGTTGTGTTGTACAAATGCTAAACCTAATTCAGTATCGGCAATTGGTAAAAATATATCATTTGATTCAACATTTAATTCGTATATTAAACGAGTTAAATAAACAACTTCTAAACCTGTTATTTTCGATTTTACCAATGTATTATTATTATAATCAAAAAATACAATTGAGTCATTAATTCTGAATCGGTTAGTAACTTTAAATGTTGTTCTTAAAGTATCGTATTCTTCGATTAACATATCACTATTTGGCAAATCCTCATATGTGATTCCATTTTCTAATGTAACTTTAATCATCAAAGCTTCTTTGGTTTGACTACCCATATCAACAACAGATGCCGTACCTGTTGTAAACGTACTTAAATCAGCAGCAAAACTTCCAGAGTTTACGCCTGATATGTATATCGGTGTACCATTTTCATCAGTTTCATTTTCAGGAACCCAAGGTAATGATAATGTTTTTACCACATCATCTACTAACATCTCATTTGGATATTTTAGAGAACCATCTGCATATATAATTGGAGTATCATTATCCATAATATATCCATTTGTGATTTTTTTATAATGAGGTCCTTTTGTCATCCATAATAATCTAGATTTTTGTGACATTAAACCACTCTCATCATACTCCGTTTCCCATTGGTCATTTGGTATTGCTGATGTAGCCATATAAGAACCAAGATGTAAACAACTTAAAGTTGGTCCGTATAATATATCTAAACTTCTAATTGCACCAATTTTATTATTTATAAAGTTGGCATCATTTAGATGATACTCTTCCATAAATTCGGAATCTGTTAAAGAAGATTTTAAAGATTCTAAATCTTCCAAAGATGCTACTTTATAAAATTTTGGATAATTGATATAATCCGTAGTATGTGGTGCTCTTGTTTTAATAACATAGTTTGGAGCATCTCCATCGGTTAAATGTAATTCAGTAAGATTATCTACATTTAAAGATGCATCACTATCCGAATGATAATATATTTTAGTTGAGTATTCCTTACCAGAAATTAATCTATGAAAATTAACTTTATCTTTTGTATATTCTTCATCAACAATAGCAGTTGTATCGTATGATGTTCTAATAATTAAAGTATCTTCCGCATCTTCAATAAATGGAACTGTTATGGAGTTTTTGGCAACTGTATGTGCTTCGTATGTCCCACCAAGTTCTGCCATTATTTCCTGCATCTTATCTTCCATAGAAACATTTGGTGTTGTCGTATCAAATGGATGTAGTAAGTCATCACTACCAATAAGATTACCATCTGTATATATGAAATGTAATTTTGATATTGAATTATCAATTAAAAATTGTTTAAATGATACCCAATCTAAATTAGGTGTCATTTTATTATGAACTCCCACATTTGTGTTAGTTTCAATTATCCTTAAATTACCATCTGAATCTTTTAGAAAATCAGTTCCGATTATAAGTGCTTTCATTCTATATGTTTTATTTTATTATAAATATATGAGTTTTTAAATTAAACTACGTTTTTGTTTTACATATTCAAAACCAACATTACCTGCAATTACTATTCTATCTTTTGTTGATTTTGGAGCCAAACTTGGTGAGTGTGGTACTTCACCACCCATAATAACTAAATCACCAACTTTTGGTAAGTAATAATATCTATCATTCTTTCCTCCGATTATCAATGTCCCATCATTTTCAGACAAGTTATCTGGCATTTGTGTATAGTAAACAAAGGTATATGTTGGGTAGAATGATTCATTTTCATTTTGAATATCTACATGGTTATGTAATACAACATCTCCATTTCTTTTGAAATATTCGGATTGTCTGGGATTCTTAGTCCTAAGTAGGTTTACCCAAACATCCAAATTTATTTTGTTAAAAATTTTATTATTTTGATTCATTAAATCCATACACTTTAATACGGATAATTTTACAATTTCATCTACACCATTATTGATACTTATTTCATTTTCAAAATCAAAAATACTCAGCTTTTTAACATACCCGTAATTATCTTTTGGTGAATAACCTGTTGTTTTTAAAAATGATTTGGTAGCAGTTAATATTGGTTCATTAAAATCATACGAACCTAAATTGGTTTGATATATATAAACCCCGTCTTCAAATTCAATCTTTTCCATAACCTATATTAATGATTTTCTCTTTTCCTTTAATATTGACTTATATTTTTCTTCTAAGGTATTCCACTTCTTTTCAGGACAAGACCCAAATTGGTCTGTAAATATCTTCTTTTGTATAGGGCATCCACAACTACCACAAATAGCAGACCACTCTTTATTGTGTATGACCTCTTTTCTGAAATCACATTCCATACAAACATCCAATCTTTCCTTTGCAAGTTCAGTTTGTATTTCGTTAGGATTTGCAGCAGTAATCCACGCATTTATAATTTCTAATGGATTGAATTTCATATTACCACTTATTTAATGGACAGGGTTGTTCTACTTCTGAAAATATCTTTTTACCTAATGGGCAACCACATTGTCCACATATATATCCAAACACAACTGATTCTTGTCTTTTCTCACAACTGTTGCATATTTCTAATCTACGTTGTGCTTCCTTTGATTGTTCTTCGGTAGGACTAAATGATGTCCACCAACTTTTAATGATGTCTTTTATACCACTCATAACACTTTAATTAAATCATCTATTCTTTTACAATTTTCGAAAAACTCATATCTAATCATTCGTTCATACATCCAATCTAACAAATCCTTATATTCAGTTTTTGGAATAGTAATGTAAGCAGGAATACCTTCAAACCTGAATATCACCAATTCTTCTGTATTTTTATTGAACTTAAACACATCAATTAAATCAATGATGGTTTCCATATGTTCTCTGGATAGTTCGATTTTGTGGATGTAGTTCTTCCAATCTAATTGGATGTAACCCTTTTCGAGTTTGTGTAACGCATTAATGTTCATTAGTAACGAAGATGTAGTTGTAGGAGTATAGTAAATATACTAATAATTATCCACATTTCCAAAAAATTGAACCATTATTTTTAGGATTATTTTGAGGGGGCGGGGGTTGGGGGAAACCTCGTCAAAAAGAAAAATTTGTCGTAAAGAAATATCTTTACCTCTATTGATAGTATCAGGCTTGGTTGTTGTTGTGAGTGCTTTTAATTCGTTTTTTAATGAATCGAGAAACCCACCATGGTACAAAATGGAAAATACCACCCACAATAAAGACAAGAATACCCACAACCCAAAAGGGAATACTCAATATCCCCATTACCACATTCTTTATAATGAACTTTACCATGAGTTTAGAATGCCAACTATACCCACAATCAACCAAAATAGATTGAGAGCAACATACGATGGATTCTTTCTCCACCAAGCACAATAAGTTAAGATAACGGCATCGATAGTATTGACAATCCACATAGCCAAAAAGGGAGTGTCTTTGTTTAAGATTGAGAGGACACCAAAGGCAAGGATTCGCATGGCAACCCCAAGTCCTTCCAAAAAATTGATTAATCTTTCATTTATATTCATAACTTATTATTTAGTTTGTTTTTCATCTCTTAGTGATTGTCTAAATTTGTCCCAACCACCTTGTTGACGGATATAATCGGTTATACCACCCGCATCAGCTATTCTTTCTTTTAGGGATTTTTGTTGGGTCTTTAAAGCATCGGTTTCTATTTTAAGTGCTTCGGCAGCTTTGGTAGCCAGTTCTTCGGTTGCTTTCTTTTGAGCATCGATTGCTTTATCACCAGGGGTTTGTTGTACCGATGTAGTAGTAGAACTCTTCTTAGTGTATGTATCCCCACCAAAGGTAGTATCATCTTGTGCAGAAGCAACTTGGTTCTCTATTTTAAGAATACCCTTAGAAGCAGGGGCTATACCCGCATAGAAGGTATCACGAATCATATCAAAATCTTGTTGGAGAATCTTCAACCTGTCCTTAGTTCCCATCAAAAAGGATTCTAATTTTCCCTTATCAAACATACCATCTTCTTGCGTTGTAGTAACGATAAGAGGTGCAATGGAGTATGCCGAAGCATCAGCTAATTTGAGGTCGTACAACTCAAATGTATCACCCGGTCTCGTCGTTTCTCCCAATGTGTAGTTTATCTGCTTAATTAAATTGTTGGATACCCCGTCTGTTGTTTTACCTTCGTATATGTAATCTACTGATTTAACACCTGCGTTCTGATTAACCAAATCCCTCTGAGTACCCTTTGATGAAAACTGAGTATCATCAATCGAAATTATGGGGATTGTCTTCCCTATCGTAACTTGTTTAGTTTTAACGGGTATCTGTCCGTTTGCTACTATATCATAATGAGGATTGTTTGAATCCTTAATAACCTTTAATGTATTCTTAGAACATAGGTATTGAGTACCTATTTTAACGAGAATGCCATCTACATCTAATACTGCTTTGATTCCATCTAATGGTAGACCCACATCGAATCTAAGAGGTTTGATTTCTCTTTTTTGCTTTTGAGTAGCAGGTTTAGGAAGTGCAGATATTACCCATGTACTATCTTCCTTCGAATACCTCTCTGGGTTTTGTGTTTGTGTTGTTATTTCCATTTGTTACTATATCCCATGCTCTGTTATAAATAGTAAGTTCTTTGATTTTCCGATTACCATTATTCTTTTTAACCTTATACAAAGATAACTGTAAATCCCTATATTTTAGAGTATCTATTGCCTCTCCTATGATTCCGTTAATCTTTAAATCATCTGTGTATTGGTTGTATAGGGTTTTGGGTACATCCGATTTAATATCCGTTATAGGAGATACACTCATTATGTTAGCTACACCAATAGATACTCCGAATCTATCAGATACTTTCTCATATACCTCTGGTCTTATCATAATCCTAGCTCTTTTAATTTTATCTCAATACCCCCAATACGTTAAATAGAGGGGGTTTTATAGTTTTAGTGTATCACACTATTATGTCAAAAAGGGTTTCCACCACAAAAATCCTGGCCCCGATATTTAAACGAGTCAGACCGATGTATGACAACTTGTCATGCTCTGAGTTACACGAAATTCAGTTGCCCCCTCCCCCTATCTAATTAGTCTTTTAACTAAATATACAAATGTACAAAAAAAGTAGCAGAGCAATGCCCCACTACTTTCTATACTCAAAATGAAAAATCAAAACAAATTAAACCATATCTCTATACCTTATGTCTACTGTGGACTTAGGTAATATTATTTCTATTCATGTCCGCATTAGCGAACCACCTCACCTCTTTGTAGCCAGAACGCATCATTACGTCTAGCATTCAACTCCCACTTTGCCTTCTCATACATCTCATCAGAAATCAAACCACGCTCGAAGCAATACTCCATATTCAACTCAAAGGGGGAAACACGCAGGTGCATTGCACGACTCAAAACAAAGTCACAATACTCATTAACACTCATACCACGCACGTCTAAAAGTTCCATAACAAAAGGGGTTAAATCAGAGGAGGAACGTCCCTCACTCTATACAATAAAGATACAAAATAAATCAACACAAGTCAAGCAATTCTTAAATTATTTTACTGACAATGTGTCAGACTTAGATAATGAAGAATAAATCAGCTTATCGATGGCATCAGCTGGTTTTAATAATTTCTCTAAGCGAGTCATCTCTGTACCATCACTACTCACCCTACCACCGAAGTAATAGAACGTATTGAACACTTCCATATCTGTATCATCAAGAATTAAAAAATCATCAGCCATATTATTATCTTTTAGGTTTAAAACAAACTTCGGTTTTAGGAATATATTCAGCCTCAATAGCTCGCACACGCATACGGCAGGGTTTCTCCATAACCATAAGGAACACAATCAGAAGGGCTGTCAATCTCTCTCTCATACAATAAAGGTACAAAAAAAGAATACATAAGTCAAGTCTTTTTTAATTTATTTTTACTGACAATGTGTCATACTCTACGGGGTATGCGTTTAAGAACCCGCCCTCCACTCCCACAATATACGAAATAAATCTGATATAATCAAGCCATTCAGCAATTATTTTTAACCGTTAAATAAATTCTTAGAATAATTTTTCTACTTAACATAATGTAAATTATATAACAAAAGGGCATCGGAATAATACAATTTCTGCTTTGTGGAAAAAGTTTTATCTCGTAGTGGGGGAAAGTTATCGTATGAGCTGCTATGAACGTTTAGACATTTGTTTAAATATCTATACAGGCTTGGAATAATACAACAAATAGGTGTTTACAAATGTAAAATGGGTTTACTTATGTAAATTTTTTTTGCTTGCGAAGCGTGAATGGGTGGGATGCTTTAAGTTCTCGTGCTATACTTTTACTGCTTTACTCTTTCTTTATAGTGTGTTAGTATATCATCATTCATTATGACACACAGAAACCCTCTACCACACTTTATACCTATTTTTCAGTAATTTGTTTGGTAAATGGATTCTGCTATACTATCTTTGGGTATTTGACACATTGAGTTATGTGAGCAGGGAACGTAGGGTTCTGAATGGATTATCCTTTGAGGATTGAGTGTCTATACTCCCTTATGTATCTTATGTATGTACGTTATGTACTGTATCTTATGTATGGTATTCTTTATATAGTTTAGTAGTCCTTGCTGAATTATTTTTATTGTATGTGTCAGATTTGGTTTTAAATCAAAATATCTTTTCTCATCTTGCCACCTATACTCAGTAGGTATTCGTATTGTGTATCCTTTATACCTAAATAGTCTTTCAGAATTTGCAACTCTTCACCTGTCTCATATATCCCTTCGTAGGTCAGTTTTAATCCAGCATATTCAATCTTATCTATAATCTCATTATGTTTAGATATAAACGATTCATTCTCTCTTATATGGGATTCGTTATCTCTTATCCACTCATCGGTTATCATATAGGGTGAATGAAATCGGTTGTTCTTATCAGCAAAGGTTATACTCTCTGCTGCTTTTCTTATATCATTCCTTTTCAAGGTTATAACCGTATCCCAATCATTAGGGTCAAAATCATTGTACGGTTGAATATCTTCATATAGTATCGTATGAACCAAATGTTTAACCACTATATTATCCCCAGCAACATACCCACTATTTGGCTCTTCTATGCAAGTGTATTTCAATTCTTTTGAAATCCATTCATTTAAATTTCTACCACCTGTCCTTTGTGTTGCTATGATTAGTATTCTCATATTATATCTGTCAGATTTGGTTTAGGATTCTGTCCATCAAATTTCCTATTCTCCTTTGCACCTCCAACATATCATTCAAATCCTCCTTACCTAATGCTTCTACTATCAGTTGGTTTGGTTTCTCTTCATAGTATAGTTCCCAACCATTATGTAATACTTGTGGATAGGGTATCTTCTTTCTATTTAGGTATAAACTATATTCATATACACCGTTAGGGTTTTCTATCTTTATTCTAAACTCATATCTGTTATCTATCCACTCAATGACATCTTCTATTTTTGCTAATCTTAGTGGTACACTCATAGGGATACTCTTACCTACTATCTTACTTATGTTCTGTATTGTCATCATTTCTTTCGAATTCTAGTCCTACTTCTAGCAGTCTTTTGTTGCTTCAATTCCATCTTCATTTTCTTTATCTCTTCTATCCTTTGTTGCTCTTCACTCAAAGGTGTCTTCATGGGTTTCAAAGGTAGTATGGGTTTACTACCATCAAACATACCCGTATATGCTCCTTCTCTCCTTCTACCATCCAATTGTGATGTAGGTATTACCTTTGTAGGTTTAGATAACCATTTCAGCTTTGAATCTACTATCTTACCTCTCTTACGTTTGTTCTTATTCTTTACCATATCTATTATATCTTAAATCCAGCAGGTGGGTTATAGGATTGTGTTATACGATTATTACCGGCATATATCTGCTCATTTGATTGTTGTAATAGGATTTTATTCACCATCTCAGATGCTACCATTAGAAATCCCATCTTAGTTTTGAATTCATTTCTATTCAACACTGTCTGCCACTTATGATTTTTATACATACCACCGGCGTGTATAGTGCAAGTGTAATTATCCATATCCCCCCTACCATCATAGTTAGAATCTCTATTTACTTTCAAAACCATTTTAACCGTATGGTTGTAGAATACATCGAACTCATATTCATGCTCTTCACTCTTACCCCAACTAATACTATACCCATCCAATCTGGGTAGTTTACGGTCTGCTATATGGTCTATGTTTTTTATTGTCAGTCTCATGCTTTGCTATCTATTATTTCCGTTAGTCCGTCTAAAATATGCCCACAAAACCCTTGCAAATCTTTCAACTCATCCAGTTTAATCGCATTCGTTATCTCTACATTATCGGCAAGCATATACTTAAATGTCAGTTTTACATTATAGTGGGGTCTAAAATTATATGGGTTATGAATCATCTGGGTTTTCCTATCTATAACAAGTTGAAATCTATCCCATACTAAGGATGAATCATTCTGAAATCCAAATACATATATGTCTTCCCAGGTGTTAGCAGTTGCTCTATATTTAACCACCCATTCAGGTGCTATATCCTTAAAAATTTCAATCAGTTTGTCTGGATTATTTATAGTTATTCTCATTTCTTCGGTGTTATCTTTTCTAACATCACTCCTAATCTATTCACCATCCCCTCTACGGTGTTCAATTCTTGCTTAGAAAACCACATCTGTTCTGCTTTATTCTCTTCCAAATTCCATGCCCATAACTCATATAAGAATACCATATCATCAGGGTTATATTTGCTTGGTTCTCTTTTCAATTGTATCTCTGCGTGTTTGAATCTACCATTACTTGCTAATTCAAAATAGTAAGCATTACTATCTCCCTCTACACTTTGAACTGCCCAACCATAGGTGCCAGGTATCCACTTTGAATACATCTGTCTACCCCATATCTTTTGTATGTTTTCTATCGTTAGTTTCTTATCCATTTCTAAAACGGTAATGATATAGGGTTTGATTCAGCTAATATCAGTTCATACATCTCTTTCATTAAAAGGGACGGACTCTCTATTATCTTACGTGGTAGGGTTACAAATGCTTTATTATCTAATGTCAACCTGTATAGTTTTAAGTCCTTTACCTCCGGCACTCGTCTCAAACGGAATAGGTGTGAATCATTAGGTGTTCCCGGATGCACCCAACTCTCTACCATAAAGGTATAGTTACCCATAGATTCATGTGCTGAATGAACCTTATACTCTCCACCGAACCTTAAACCTTTCAGCTTTTCGTAGTTCTGTATCGTCAGTAATTTAGCTGCATTCTCACCGAATTGGTCCTGTAATGCTTGTATCATTGGATTTGTATTCATATCATCTATTTCCTTTGCAAATGCCCTTGCTTTATCAGTTAGGGATGTCCCACCACCATTTATTCGTCTTGAAAGTGTCTTTATAATATCGTCTACTATCATTAGTTTTTGGAGTATGAATGTCCGTATCGTATGTAAAATGTAGTTACTGCGTTTATTATTGCAGACTTAAAAGTATCCATATCTTCTATGTCCTCTTTACTCAAAAATAATGCTCTATTCATATCTCTTCTGTCATCTCTGAATAGAAATCTATGCATAAATCCTACCTTATTCTCCCAATTTACATGCTCTGGTTCTCTCATCAGAGTCATATGATAAACTGCTTGTGGGGTATCGGTAGTATAAACTGCCCAATAGTAGTTCTTTTTATCAGATGAAAACCAATCATTCACACCTAACCACATAATAGAATGCTCCACTCCATCTATCAGAAAGGAAAACTTATCTAGCTCTTGTGGATTTACTATGTTTATCATTCTAAATTCTTCAACACCCAACTGCTAAATTTTCTATGCCCACTTGCTTTTAGGTGAACCCCATCGTCCGAATCACTACGGTCAATCGTATTATCCATCGGTATCACATTACACCCTCGAATATCTCTTTGAATTCGTTTCTGTAATTTGATGTATCTATTCCTACATTTAGTCTCAACCTCATTAGAATATCCTGTATTTCTATTTACTTTATCCGCATTATACCCTACAATTACGATAGGTTCTGCACCCATTTCCTTTGCAGTATATACCATATCTTGGATATTCTCAATCGTTTCGTCCTCTTTAACACTACTGAATGAATCGTTGATACCTCCATAGATTATCACTTTGGTATAACCATTTGAATTGTCGGATAGTTTATTCAGTTCCTTTACCATCCATTTAGTCCTCTTGCCTCCTTTCGATATATTATCGTATTTGGAATGGAGCATTCTGGCAACCTGATGTTGCCAACCACCTCTGTATGCTGTCAAAGAGTCACCTACAAATAGGATTTTATCGTCTTCTTTTTTGAATGCTGATAGAGTCAGACACAGAATTAGTGCTAGTTTTTTCATCGTCTTGAAAGAGTTTTAGTTGTGATTTTAAGTGTAAAATATAGAAGGTCTGAAATAGTGTAGCAGCTGCCATAATAGAAAATACTACCCATATTGCCATCCACTCGTCAAATTTTACTTTTATTCGTTTCCAATTCATTTTATCCAAAAATTAAGGTTAGTGCTTGTTCTAATATCCAAATAGCAGCTAAGACACCACCTATGTAGATTAGGCATCCGATGCCAAAGTCTTTAAAATCATTCAGTTTCTGATTCATTTTTTATTATATTTAAATGCATTTGTATCAATCCCAATTCGTATCCCTCCTTACACCCATCATACCATTCCTCCGATTTACATATCAAAAAGTGTTCGTTTGCATTGCGTAAGGATTCTATGAATTTCTTAGATTCATTCTGTATTCCGGTCATCACATCGATGCCTAAACTCATAGGTTTTTTCTCTGCCATTTCTTTGCTTTTCTTTTATTTACACTTCTAATTTCTAACCATTTTAATATCCCAATTGTCAGAAATACGCCAATTACAACTCCTAATTTATACACCATATTATTCCCAACCATCTTGCATTTTCTCATTCAGTAATTTCATTGCTTGTTTACACAACTCCATACCTTTTAACTGATTACCTTTCTGAATTGTATTATTCTCATATTTGTCACACCACTCAATGTGAATTGCTCTCCAACTATATCCTAATATAACCCTAAATTCTTTAACAAATTCTGCCTGTTCTATTGTCATTTCTTATCAAATGTATCCAAATAATCAAACCATAAAATTATACCCACACACAGGGCAACCGTTGTTATTGTTTCTATCATATTATCTAAATTTACTTATTACATCTATAATCAATCCCATAAACGTTTGAAAGTCAGTAAATTCATCCATTTCATAATTCCTACTTTCAGAACCACCAAATTGATGTTCAAAATCAATACAAACTCTACCATCTAATTTATCCTTTTTTATAAGTATTTCCCCTGCAATATTAGGTTTAGTTCTTACTCTGTAAGTATAAACATACGATGTTTCAGTTTGTCCCATATAGACTATTTTAATACTATCTCCACTCAATAGGGCATAATCTCTTGCCAACTTTTCAGGGTTAGATATGTTTATAGAATTGGACTTTTCTAATACAGATGAATCGGTTGGATATTTGGATAAAAAGGCTTGATATGAAGCTTCAAACTCCGTATCACCTTCAAGTGATTTCATCAACACATCGTGCCAATGTTGCGCAACTGCCATATTAGCTTGGGATTTTGCTTGTTGTAAAGCTAGATGTGCATTGGTGATACTCATTTGTCGTAAGTAGTTTGAGTCGGCCAATCCAAAAACTTCGTATTCTTTTTGCTCCATTACTTCCAAAAGATTTGTATAACAACCACAGATAATGCCAATGCAATACACACACCCGTTTTGATTGTTAGGGGTTCTCTAAACATAATCCAACTCATTACTGAAAACATAATGATACCGATTGCTTGTCCGATTAATCTACCAGGCCAAGTTTCACCAGTAATTTCGTTGATAATCCCAGTCGATTTGATAAATAGAAAACCAATAGGTAATCCAAAAAACATCATAACCAACGGATTATCCTTTGCCCAGGACCACTTAACTTGCCCTTGCAATTGTATAAAAGACATGATTTGAGCAAGTATAATGATACCAATTCCATTTAATAGTTTCATATTAATCTATGTTTAATTCCTTTCGGATGTTTCTTTTTGGTTTAACAACTACTGGTTTCAACTCATTATGTAATTTTTCAATACGTCTATGTGCCGATGAAAACCGAAATACTCTACCCACACCATACACATAATACTTACCAAAAAATCCAGCAGGAACAGTTTGAATTTGATGAGTCATTTTTCCAATTCTGATTATATCATCATCAAACCAATTCAATTGACTTCCGTTTGGAATATGTTTATCCAATGCTTCATTTAATAAATCGTTTGGGATAAACCACCCACAAGTAATAAATGCTGCCAATTCAAATGCAAATACAACCATTATAAATGCAATAATAAATGTCAATAATATACTTTCCATAATTTAATTTTTAATTGTGTTTCATTCCCTTACATACCCCATACCCTTGTCGTTGTGATAAACGAATTAGGTTTTCAGCTACTGATTTAGGGACAATCTGAATAGTATTTCCTGTTTTGTGGTTTGTAATAGGGACACCACCCACCCTTTCGGTTGTGCTGCAACTCACACATGATTTGAACCCATAAACTGCAAATCGTAATGCGGGCATATCACACCCGCATTTTATACACTCTACACATTCCATATTAGTACCAATTTTTAGGTTCATAATAGTCTACATTTGCGTACAATCTGATA